TTGTTTATCTGTGGGTAGCTCAATAACAGCGGCAGCGGCCTTTCTCATTGTTGCTGTTTCGCTCTGTAATTCTATCTCTGCTACAAGTTCAATTTTGTATTCTTCTGTGTTCACGATAATCCCCCTTTAAAATTACAACCATCTATAACTACTATAGTTAGTTTATTTATTTGTATTTCTTCCTTTACTTAGCTCTGTAACAAACTGTATAAATGTTGCCTCATCCATGTCATTCACCACATCAGATAAATTTGATTCTGTTTTTGGTGGTGTCTTTGTTTTCTTTGTTGGGTTTGTTTCCTTCTCTTTTTTCTTTGCTGGCTGGCCTTTTGGTCTACCTTCAGACGGTGTTTTCTTTGGAGTTTTTTGGCCTCCTGATGGTTTTTTAGTAGAAGGTGTACCACCAGCAGCTGGTGCTTTAGCCTGTTGCCATGGTGAACCAAGTATGCCTAGTGTACCATCCTCTACAAGCTTCTGTTCGGTCTGCATATTAGCAAGTTCATTTTCATAATCAAACCCTAAAGCTTCAAGAGATGTTTCATAACTTAACATACGTCTATCAACTAACTGTGCCAGTGTAGACATATATAGTATTGTATCTTTCAGTACACCGTCATCCCATCTAATTTTAGGAAAACGATCGAAACCCATAGCTTCTGCTATTTGTTGATATTCTCTGTAAATCCAACGTGTAACTTGTCTTCTAGCGTAATTAATTTCTTCCATAAGACCTTTAACTATAAGACTTACTTCAGCTGCGTTAACATCACCTGTACCATCTAATAACGCTCTTGTAAAAGATAATCCACCAGTCATGTCATCGTTTACCTGTGCGTATTTCTCTTGTCCCAGAATAGCTTCAATTTCTGGACTTACTATCTTCTGTATTTCTAGTGTGTGATTCCATACTACGTCGAATGACTTTGAAGGAGTGTTAAACAACTGAGCGACAGCCTCAAGCTCTGCCTGTGATGTAACGGGGTATTCATCTGAACCTATTGTAATTTTTAAAATATAATTCGATATACCATCAAGTGTACTTAAGTCTGCCCTACGTAATGACCTATTATATTCAATAGTATCAAATATACGCATTGTCCTAGGTTTAGCATATCTTTCATAAGGTTGTTTTCTATAAGTTACTCTACCCACTAAACGAGAGTCTAACTGTATCTCCTCACCTTTCTCTGCTGCTGACTTCAAATCACTAGGTAACGCTTTAAGTAATTCTTTTTCTTCTGGTGTTTGCTCACTACCTGGTTTCTTCATCAACTCTGTGAGCTCTGGTGGTACGGTAAGTTTTATTGCTATGTTGTCAAATAATAGGTTACCATCTACTACTACTAGTTCTGGATTTAATACTGTGTAAGACACTGGAAGGTGCCCTTTAGACCATATATTCTTTTTGGCAGCGTTTTCTTTTTTAGCCACTTTTTTCATCTTTTGTCCTGGAGCTGGTGATAAATAAGAAACTCTGGGCTCATATTTTTGTAACACTTTATAGGTATATACATTACCTGTCTTAAAAAAGTCTAAATACACCCACTCAAGAACCTCTTCAAAATTAACATCAAATGCCCAAGTATCATAAAAGTTTTTAATATTTGGGTCATCTATATCATGTTCAAAACCTTTAGTAGACATAGTAGCTAACAAATTTAAAGCGCTACCAACAAGTGGTTCAGTGTAGTAATATTTTATAGCTCTTTTAATTGATTCCAGAGGTGCTTCAGTGTAAGGATCTTTTTGTGATAAATCTAAGACATTTCTATCAATAGCATCTCTATTAATAGTGGCTGCTCTCTCCTGAAAAACATGAGGCTTAACAGCTACACCAGGCTTCTCTATAAAAGCTAGTGATTTTTTAGTAGGCTCTAAATAAAAAGTAGCTGTACCATCTTCACCAGTTTCTATAGATTTAATACCTACATCAGGATATTTATCTTGTAATTCTTTTGTTACTTGCTTAACATTTGCTATGTCCATCTAGTTCTCCTTATTTCGACGCACGTTCATAAACTTTAACTGTGGATGCTGCTCCTGTACTAACTATATAAAGATTTGCTGATACATTGTCTTCCCATGTTCCGCCGGAGGCATCAACAGTAAAACCTGTGGCTGCGACTACACCACTTGCAGTAACTATAGCTACATCTACTGCTCCTTCATTAACTACTTTCATATAAGTACGCCCAACTAAAGGGATATCTGGTAATAAACTATGAACACCAGTTACAGACATGCTTGTAACGTGTACATTGTCCCCCTCTTGTCTACCTATAATATCCTCTACAGCATAGGGTATTACTCCTTGTGCTCTATATCTTGTATAATCATTTGCTGGCATAATTATTCTCCTTTTAAAATGGTATTGATAAACTCAAACCATAGTTATATTCTCTATCCATGTTCATTGAAGCATTAACACCTAAGAAAGTGTTCTCTATAAATGGTAAAAAAGGATGCAGGTTATAACTTACAGGTGTAATACCAAAATATATATTATCACGTGTTCCACCAATTGTAAAATCTACAAACCTCCAATCCATATCTCTTTTGGTTCTACCGTAAGAAAGAAAACTTATGTCTAATGCTGGGTATATCTCGTCTATACCAAAAATACCTGAGAAGCCTAAACGTGTATGAAATCTTAATTTTTTATCTGGCTCTTCTCCTTTTACCCAGTGTACATCTTTTATTTTAAGAGGATACTTTTTACCACGAGATTCTGGTACAAAATCATTCTGTACATATAACTCTACTCGTCTATTTGGTACACCCTCTTCATCTACAGACTCTACTATAGTAGTATGATAATCTAATGGGAATGCTTGTGTGCCCCATTTATCTTCATCTTTTGAAACGTTGGGACTAAAAAACACTCTGGCTATAGGAATCTTCTTTTTTTCTGCTGTGATAGAATAAACTACGGTATCATATAAATCTTTAGATGCGTCGTTCTCGTCTTTATATACAACATCCCCTGCGCTTGAAGCTGAATTACCTCCCATAGTACCTACTATAGTAGCTACTTCTTCTATACGCTCTTTGTTCTTCAATGCATCTTCTATTGCCCTACTATTTATATCTTTAAGGTCTTCTATCATGTTTTTTAGATCTTTATTACTCTCTGCTACTCTAACGCGTACCACATTCTCAGCAATTTTAATTATCTCTGTTTCATCTAACCTAACTTTATCTGTATAATTATTAAGCATTGATGGTACTCTAAATATAACAAAAAGAACTATAGCTATAAGGGCTATAGATTTAGTTATATCTAATATGTTTAAGTTTAAATCTAATTTCATAGTTATCTATCTGCGCTGTACGAAGCATCATCCTTGAGTTTTGTATTCATATAAATACGGCTTGTAGCAAAAGTTATAAAACCACCTGCTAAAAAGCCTAAACCTGCTATAGCTGTAATCCATGGTGACTTGGTTACTTCATTAACTGTAAACATACCAAAAGTAATTATAATAAACATGGCTACCATGAACTGGTATTTTGCTGATGATATATTTCTAAACATCTTTTGTAACCATAAAACCCAAAACGACATATTAAAAAAACTAATTTCATTTGCCATTTGTATTTCCCCCTTAAGTAATTAACACTTCTATATTATTGCAGGTTACATTATTTAAGCTTCTTCTGTAACACTGCGTGTTGGATACCTTTCTGTGCTACTGATAGAGCAGGGCCTGCTTTTGTTAGCTCATTCCAAGATGATTTATGTCCCGTATGAACTCTTACCATACCACTAGAGCCATATAGTATAGGCTCACCATCATCCTCTAACTCTTTTTCATACAGCCTTACACCATACCCTGCTAAAATTAAAGCAGAATATAAATCCTTATTCTGTCCTTTCTTCGGAGTATCAAAATGTAAAGCACCACTACTTGTCTGTGTAACAATAATATTAAGAAGTTGTTTCTTAAGAGTAGTAACATTCTCATACTGCATTGATTCTTTATCTATTGTGGTTGCTGTTGGAGGCATAGGAAATAATAATTTGGTATCTTCAAAAAGTGACAGAGTTGAAAAGTTAGCATCAGATATCCATGCTGTAGTAAAGTTTATCATCTCTAATATATGCCTACCATTCATGTGTTTATGGTCATCATTAGTACGATCTATAATAGGCTCTTGATTATTATATCCTTCCTCTAACAAATCGCATACAGCCTTTCCACCGCCCCCCTTATCCATATAAATACGAACAACATTATATTGGCTACATAAATCTTGTATGGCTTTTGTTAAGTCTTGTGTTTTAAGTCTTTTGAGTTCAAGCACATTAATTATTCTATTAGGATTACCTACTTCTACTACTATAACACCACAACTTGCTGCTCCGCCCTGGTTAGGATCTATACCAAGTATATACTGTTTATTCTTCTCCCCTCTAAACCTTAATGAAAAATCACTACCTGCTGTACATGATTCTAACAGGGAGGCTTTAAAAAAGCCCTCAGAATCAGAGATCATTTCTGCCATATACTCCATTCTAAATTCATGATTTGACATTACACGTTCTGCTTCCTCAATATTATCTTTATCAGAAAACCCTTCAGGCAGTAATGTATATGGTATCTGAAATACAGCATACTTAGTATCACCTTCTTCCATCTTAGACCAATAACTTTTCATACGTCTGTACATATGATTAAATTTATAAAAACCTGAAGATGTCATAACCATTTTATTTACAGTATCATCTTCAAAATCATCATCAGTAGCAAGTCCTGCTTCAATAAGTCTTTTCTGTTGTTCTATTTTACGTACATTTTTCATTGGATCTAACTTAGTAGCCCCCATAGGACGAAGAACCATATCAAGAATTTTATCTGGTACTTGTGCTAACTCGTCTATACATATTAAATAAAAACGAGACCCACGAATCTTGGCCCCATCATTACCTAGAGGCAGAGCCTCTATAAAGGAACTGTTATACCCCCCTACAGCTTTAAAGCGTACATAACATGTATCTGATCCTCTAATATGTCTTTTCTCTGTGGCCTCTCTGAATAGGGATGAGTTGGAATATAATTTTTCTACTTCACTGAAGATCATTTTTGACTGACGAAAAGAAGGGCCAACTAAACCCACCCTATACCCAGGATATAATATAGCACTTAATGCAGCCAATACACCTTGCATATAAGTCTTTCCCCCACCACGACCCATAATAGCAATAGTATAACTTCTAAACCACATGGCTTCAAAAACTATTCTCTGCACAGGTGCAAAGTCTACACCGAATAACTCGTAAGCAGCTATACAAGGATTGTTCCTGTAAAACTCTACCAACATTGGGCCTTGGCCCATTATGGCATCCATGTTTCTTTTTTTCTTAGTACTCATCATCTTTCTTCATATCCCCATCCAGATCGTACCTATTTCCTGGATTATCTTCTAAAGCTTTTAAAGCTTTTTTCTGTCCTTCTCGTAATTTCCTAGCTTTCTTTTCCATACGGAATTTCTTTTCATCATCAAAGGCTACTGCTAAATC